GACGGCTTCAAAACCGCCTTCACCACCTACGGGATCAACGACATAGGCCGCAGCCTGTTGCGCCGCCCTGAACTGGAGGATGAATTGCGGAAAGCGGTCTACGCAAAGAAGCGTCGCCCGTTTTCGGTCAAGGATGACCGAATTTCTTTCATATAGGCGACAGGAACCTATGACGACGTCCTGCCTCGCCCGCTCCGGCTCCGATGGTCAAATGCGCTGCGCATCGTGCCGCCTGGTATGGGACCGCGACGAGGCGATCGTGTGCGGGCGCGAGGCGCTGAGCCTGCAGCCCGAGCAGCCGGAGCACGTGGCGTGGAAAAGCGGCCTTCCTGCACTTACGCGTTGACAGTCAACGGCACGCGTGATAGTGTGCGGATTACCCTTTTCCGTCCGTGAGGATTTTGCATGTCCGTTATCAGCCAAGGCGATTCGCAGACCTTCACGCTGCCTGCGGGCGAAGCGCTCACGGTCACGGCCGCCGCACTGTCGAGCGGTCGCATCGCCGCCTTCGCGCAGCGCCTCGGCGATACCGCCGGCCTGACCAGCGTCGCCGCCAGCACGGCGGAAACCTTCGGACCCTTCGCCACGATCAAGCGATTCCACGTCGAGGCCCTGACGGGCACCTTGACCGTCACCACGGCCCGCGTCGACTTCCCGACCGCGAGCGAAGCGGCTGCGACCGCCCTCGCCGCCGCCGCTGCAGCCGCCGCCCTCGCCCATGTGCCGGTTTCCGGTACGGTCGGCGACGTGCGCGACGTGATCGGTGAAGGCGTGCCCGACGCGACGGCGCGCGGCACCCTTACGGTCAACCCGACCGGCGACGACAATTCGCTGACCTTCACGAGCGTTGCCTACGGCGAAGGCGCCAACGATATCACCATTGAATACGTCGACCCCGAGGAAAACGACGCCGAGTTGTCGGTCGTCGTGACCGGAAATGCGATCGTCGTGAACCTTGCGACCGGCGAGGCCGGTGCGATCACGTCCACGGCCGCCGAAGTCCTCGCCGCGATCGAGGCGAGCGTGCCGGCCGATGCGCTCGTGACGGTCGCGATCCATGCCGCCGACTCGGGCGCCGAGGATGACGGCTCCGGTATCGTCACCGCCATGGCGGAGGCTCCGCTTGCGTCCGGCGCGGGCGTCGGCATCGGCGTTGCGGGCAAAGGCTCGCGCTATACCGATATCACCAACGGCACGCTGTATCTCAACACCGGCACGAAGGCGGTCCCGGTTTGGACGCAACTCGCGCCGGTTTCGTAAGGGAGTCCCATGACAAGCCAAGTCGGAATCGGCGGCGGTACGCCCGCCAGCTATGAGACGGTTGCGGCCGGTGTCACCGACCAAATGCTCGGCGGCGCGGGTGCGGTCGACGACTATCTGGAGCGGCTGATTATCGTTCCCGGTGTCGCCGCGGCCGGCATCGTGCAAATCCAGGACGGCGCCGGGACGGCCTTCACGGTCTTTGTCGGCGGCGGCACGACGGCCCTACCGAACCTCATGCCCGTGACGGTCGAATTGGGGATACGTTCGGTGCTCGGCGGCTGGAGCATCACGACCGGCGCAAATGTCACCGTACTAGCGGTCGGCAACTTCACGCGATAACAGGATTTTAGTCACATTTCAGGGCCGCTCGGTGCATCCGGGCGGCTCAAATTATTTTTGCGGATTGTGCGATTATGTGTTGACAGTCAACCTTGACGTTGTAAGGTAGCGGCATGAAAACGCATCGCACCTCCGACCGATACACCTACGTCCTGCACCGCCTGCTCGACGCGGGATGCACATGGCAAGAGGCCGACACGATTGCGCGGGAAATGAGTCGCGCGTGATCATCACACTCCGCCCGAATCAAATCGAAGCCGTCGACGCTGTCGAGGAAGCATACCGTGCGGGCGTCATGCGACCGCTCGTCGATTCCTGCGTCGGGTCGGGCAAGTCGCTGACCATGGCGGAACTGGCGCGGCGTGCGGTTGCCCGAGGCGAGCGCGCGATCATCGGTGCGCACACGCGCGAGCTAGTCGAGCAAAACGCAGCGGCGTGCCGTGACTTGGGATTGCAAGTCGGCATCAATGCCGCGGCGCTCGGCGAGCGGACTTGGCGTGCTCCGGTCATATCCGCAGCCGTACAGTCGGTTTACAAATATGCCGCGTCGTTCGGCCCCGTGCAAAATCTCATGGTCGACGAATGCCACCTATTGCCCCATTCCGAGTCGGGCATGTACCGCGAATTGCATCGCGGCCTCGGATATCCGCGCATGCCCGGCTTTTCCGGCACCGTGTTCCGCCTGCAGGGCGGGAGCCTGGTCGAAGGCGAAGGCGCACCATTCGAGCGCGTCGTGTACCGTTATTCGATCCTCGACGGGATCCGCGACGGCTATCTCGTGCCTGCATTTTCCGCACCGGCCGCCGACAAGGTCGACGTGTCCAAACTGCGCACCGAGAAAGGCGACTATTCCGGCGCGTCGCACGACAAGCAAATGCTCGCGCTCATGGACAACCATATCGCGCAAATGGTGCATCACGGCGCCGACCGCCGCGCGTGGCTGGTTTTCGAGGCGTCGACGACCGCCGCCCATGCCATGACCGAACGACTCAATGCGTGGGGCATTTCGACCGGCCTTGTCCTCGGCGAGACGCCGGCAGGCGAGCGCGCGGCGACCATCCGAGCATACCGCGAGGGGCGGCTGCGCTGTATTGTCAACGTCGCGGCGCTGACCACGGGTTTCGACGTGCCAGAGGTTGACATGCTGGTCATGCGCCGCCGCACAAAGTCGCTCGGGATGTATATCCAGATGATAGGACGCCTCTTGCGCACGATCGGCGGCAATATCTACGCCTCGATCCTCGCCGGCAAGGCTGACGGCCTGGTGCTGGATTTTGCGGGGAATATTGACGCACACGGCCCGCTCGACTTCATCCGGCCGAAAGAGACAAAGGCGAGCCTCGTGTCGTGCGACGAGTGCGGCAAGCGCAACGCCCGCGCGGCGTCCCGGTGCTGGTCATGCGACGCCGTGATGACGAAGCTGTGCCCGGCCTGCCTGGAAAACATAGCCAAGCATCACCTCGACTGTCCCGGCTGCGGTCATGACATGCGCCGGCCGGAAAGTGAAGGCGGCGAGCGCGGCGCGAACCTGCTCGAAACGCCGAGCGGCGCGGCCCTCATTGCCAGCTACAAAACAGGCACCGAGCGCGCGGGCGGCTGGCGGCCGATTCTGCGGGTGTTCGGCCGCGACGAGGCGCAAGTGACCGTTGTCGCGGGCATCGGCGCCGAAGCCGTCCAGGTTGACGTTACGGGGTCGCTGGCGCAGCAAGTGCGCGCCGCCCGGTGGCTGCGCATGGACGGCGACCAGGTCGCGGCCGTGCTGGTTCCTAATGGCTTATCGCGCAAATCCGCAATTCAGATCACGGCGGACGGGGTCAGCCTCATAGTGCCGATGCCCGGCGCGGCGGAGGCGGCGGCGTGACCACTCTCGACGATATCCTGCGACTCAATGACGAGGGAAAATTCCCCGCCGACATTGCGACGTCGCTCGGTATCACGCCGGGGCGGGTCTATACGGTGCTGCGCGAACACCGACCCGACCGGAAGCGCAAGCCGCGACCATGCACGAGCAACAAGCCTGCCATGATCCGCAGTTTGAGCGCGGAAAAGATCAAGCCGTCTCGAATCGCCTTCCTCTTGAAATGCAGTCGAGCCTACGTCTATCGGCACATAGGAGACAAAGAAAAATGACCGGCGCGCAAACTCCGCAAGACGAAATCAATCGAATATTTCGCGATCACGGAATCGAAATTCAGATTACATATCATTACGGAAAGACTTACGTTTCCGGCGTTTTTCGAGATTCCGGCCGGTTTTACGTTGCGAAACACCACGCAGACCCGCCGCGCGAATGGTGGGACGTCGTGCAGCAAGTCAAGCAGGAAATCCTCGACGAGTGGAGAGCACAATGCAAGGCCAAGTGATTAAGTGGAGCGCGATCGTCGCGAGCGTATCGCTCGGTGTCGCCCTGGTTGCCGCGCTGATTTGCGTCGCGGCTTATATCGGCATCGTCGCGATCACGCTTTTCGGCGGTCCATTCGCAACGTTCATGCTGTGCGCGTGGCTGCTCGTGAACGTGATTCCGATAGCGGCAGGCGCGGCGGGCCTGTTCGTGCTGGCATGGCTGACGGCCTTCGCTGCTGTTTTTGTCGATTTTGGTTGACAGTAAACGCAAACCCGTACATTCTACGCCCCGAAAGAGGAGTCCCCATGGCCGCAATTGACTCGCCTGCCCTGCCCGACAATCTCGACGCCCTGTCCCAATACGGCGCCGGCCTGCTCGCGAGGCATATCGAACGCTATTGGAAAGACCGCGGCTTTCCCGGCGTGGTCGCCGAGCGTTTCGAGGTGTTCCCCGGCAGCACCGTGAACGCGTGGGGTGTGCGGTCGAACCTCGTCGCCGGCCTGCCTCCGCGAGTCGTGTCATGATCGGAGACATTCGTAACCCGTGGCTGCGCAAGCCGCTCGTCGTCCTCACGGTGCTCGGTGTGTGTCTTGTCTGGACTCCGTTCGCCCTTTGCGGTGCATGGTACGGCTGGATTAACGACGAATTCGGCGACGAAATTCGCTCCGCATGGCGGGGTCCGAAATGATTCCGGGTCATATCGACGGCGCGCACGTGACACTTCGTGCTCCGGAAAATTGGAAGAAAGAACAGGACGGCGTCTGTGTGGGATTGCCGATATACGTCGAAAAGCTGCCGTCCGGCGCTATCACGTGCTCGTCGGTGTGGTTCCCGACCCCCGAGGAAATCCTTGCGATCGTGGCGGGCGCACCCGTCAAACTGACGGTCGTCGGCGTACAGCCTCCCGTGCGACTTGAAGTGGGCAAGGTGCCTCGTGCCTAAAAAGCCGAAGGTCAGTAACAAGATCAAGCGAGCGGAACCGGCAAAGCCGCGCACGCGCGTTTCCGATTCGCCGATCAATCGAATGAAACGGCGCGGCACGCTCAACGTCTACGAGTTGACGGCCGCCGACGAAATTCTCGCAGCGCATCAAATGTCGATCGGCTCGCCGGTCACGCGCGACCCTGACCTCGGGATCGTTCCCGGCCCGGCCCGGCCGGACGCCGCCGACGACCAGGCCGCACGCCGGTCGGATATTGGTCGCGTTTATTCGGTTTGGCTGCGCGACGTGCAAGCGACCCTTCCGCTGCTCGTCGTCCAGTCCGTCGTAATCGGCGAGGTGTCTTTACGCTTTGTCGAGCGCGAGGCGCGGCTGCGCAACGGAACGGCCCGCGAGCACTTGCTGACGGGATTGAGACATTTCGCGGCGCTGCGTGGCAATACGCCTCGCGGTGCGCGCGGATGGAAACTGACCACAACCAAACAGGAGAAAGCAGCATGAGCAAAGCGAAAAAGGTCGAGAAAACGCAGTCGGAAAAACTCGACGACGTCGTTTCGATCGCGACCGCAGACGGCAACGCCGACGCGAATGTCTACATGCACGGCATGGCAAACGGCCTCATTCTCGCGCAGTCGATCATTCACGGAACGGAGCCGGAATACCTTACGGCGCCGCCGCAATACCTCGACGACAAGTCGGCATCGCAGGCCCTCGCGGAAGCCGAGTCGCATCAACCCGGCTAGGTCGGCTGTAGACTGTAAACTTACGAGTTGACAAGGGGACAACGAACGGCTATAAAGGGGGACGGGTGAATTAGGCCCCGTTTAGGAGTCCTTGTTCCTCGCACTCCGGAGGCTGACATGAAGTAACTCCCGCCTTCCTTAGTTGCCCCCCCCGGTGCGGGCCTTTTCGTTTTGCAACCCTCTCGCCCGGCGCTGCGCCAGTGCGGCACGCCGTACCGACGTATGTCGATTTTATCCAGGGCGCTGCGCACGCCTCGCGCGGCGCCGGACGAGAGTGTTTCGCCCGACCTCGGGCAACGGAGTCCAGCGACCGCGCACACTTGGCTCCGCTCTGCGGGGGTGGCGCGTGGCGTAAGAGTCGAGCGCGGTCGCTGGCGCCTATCACGGCAGAAAGGGCGGGATGCCCATGGCTGCGCATACGATCGAGCAACGTGCGTTTATCGTGCGCAAGCTGGCAGCATTCGGCACGCCGAAAGATATCTGCGCGGCGTTCGCCGCGATTTATCGCGACACCGCTTGCAGCGAAAACGACGTGCTGGCGAATGACCCGCGCGTGACCGTCCTGCCGCCCGACCTGCATTCGCTGTTCTACGCCGAGCGCGAGCGCATTCTGACGGATCCCCATGCGGCGCCCTTCGCCGAACAGCGAGCGCGGTTGATCGTGTTGAGCCGGCAGGCTGACGACTATCAGTCCAGGCAGGATTACGCCAACGCCCGCGCCGTATTCCGCCAGATCGCCGAGGAATTGGGCGTTATCGGCAACAAGGGCAACAGCAAGGCTGTGCCGGCCGCCACGCCCGAGGATGACGCGCCGGTCGTCGCGATTACTCGCACGATTGTCGACCCGGTTGCTCCGGAGTCAGTATGACCGCCGGCCGGACGCTCAACATTGACACGCCTCGCGCAATGGTGCCGCTGCTCGGCAAGCATCGGTTTAAGGGCGCGAAGGGCGGACGCGGCGGAACGAAGTCGCATTTTTTCTGCGAAATGCTGGTCGAGGAAGCAATCTCGCAGCACACCCGAGCGGCGTGCCTGCGCGAAGTGCAAAATTCGATCAAGGACTCCGTCAAGCAGCTTATCGAGGACAAGATCGCCAAGCACGGCCTCTTGTCCAAGTTTAGGATTACCGACCGCGAGATAATTTGCCCGTCGACGGATAGCCTTTTCGTTTTCCGCGGCTTGCAAAATCACACGGCCGCGTCGATCAAGTCGCTGGAGGGTTTCAATCGGGCGCTGTACGAGGAATCGCAGACGCTCACGCAACGCTCGCTCGACTTGTCGATTCCGACTTTCCGCGTTCCGGGTTCGCAACAGTGGTTCGCCTGGAACCCTGATTTGCCGAAAGACCCGGTCGACAAATTCTTTCGGGAGAATACCGCCGGTCCGTGGGGAATGCTCGACAAGAACGATCCCGACTTTGTTGTCGTGACGGTCAACTATGAGGATAACCCCTGGTTTCCCGACGAGTTGCGTCGTGACATGGAACGCGACAAGCGTCGCGATCCTGATAAGTATTCATGGATTTGGCGCGGCGGCTACCGCAAGAATTCGGAAGCGCAGGTTTTCCGGAATTGGAAAGTCGAGAGTTTCCCTGCTCCGCCCGCCGGCACGAAATTGTACGGCGGCGGCGATTGGGGTTTCTCGATCGACCCGACAGTCGGCGTCGTCTGCTTTATCGTCGGCCGGAAACTCTATATCTGGCGCGAGGTGTGGGCGATCGGTTGCGAAATCGACCGGACGCCTGCCCTGTTCGACAAGCTCGACCCGGAATGGACTGCGGCACGCGCGAAGGATCCGAATTGGAAATCTCTTGCGCGTCAAATTCCAATTATCGCGGATTCGGCTCGCCCTGAGACGATAAGCTACATGCAGCGGAACGGCTTTCCGCGCATGCAAGCGGCGATCAAAGGGTCGGGGTCAGTCGAGGACGGAGTTGAATTCGTAAAATCGTATGATGTTGTGATTCATCCGGATTGCATGCACACGATCGACGAATTCAAGCTGTTCTCATACAAGATCGACAAGAAAACCGACGCGATCACAAACGAACTTGACGAAAAAGATAATCACACGATCGACTCGGTGCGTTACGCCGTCGAGAGTGTGAGGCGTGCTGTTCACACGAGCGTCGAAGGATTCCCGGCATGACCGAAAAGACAGTAGCGACGGTCAGCGCCAAGCAGCAAGCCATGATTACGGCCTCGGCTCTCGTCCGCACGCTTGCGGGCGGGACGTCGGCCATGCGGCAGGCGAAAGAAACCTATCTGCCGAGAGAGGCAGCGGAAACCGACAAGGCTTACGCGGCCCGCCTGAATCGCTCCGTTCTGTTCGGTGCGACCGAAAAGACGGTCGACGACATGACAGGCAAGGTGTTCGTAAAGCCTGTAGTCCTCGAAAGCGACGTTCCGGCGGACCTGGTTACGTTCACCGAGAATATCGACCTTGCCGGCCGGCACCTCAACGTGTTCGCTCGCGACGTGTTTCACGATGCGATGCACACCGGCATCGGGTACATTTTCGTCGACATGCCGCCCGCCGTTGCTCGCGCAGACGGCAAGCCTGCCACGCGGCAGGACGAAATCGACGCCGGAATCCGGCCGTACATGACTTATATTCCGCTCGAAAATCTGATCGGGTGGAAATCGACGACGGTCGACGGTGCCGAGACGTTGACGCAAATCCGCATCAAGGAATGCGTCACCGAGGCTGACGGCGAGTTTCACGAGACGGAAATCGAGCAAATCCGGGTCGTCGAGCCTGGTTCGTGGCGGACGTTCCGCCAGAACGATAAAAAGCAATGGGTCGAGCACACCAACGGCCTGACCAGCCTCAAAAAGATCGCGCTCGCGCCGGTCTATCTCAACCGTTCCGGGTTCATGTGCGGCAAGCCGCCGCTGCAGAAAATCGCCGAGTTGAATATCGCGCACTGGCAATCGTCCAGCGACCAGCGCAACATTTTGCACGTTGCGCGCGTGCCGATTCTGTTCGGCGCGGGTTTTGCTACTGAGGACAAGATCGCGGTCGGCGCGTCGCAGATGGTCCGTTGTTCGGACAAAGACGCCAAGCTGACTTACGTCGAGCATACCGGCGCCGCGATCGAGGCCGGCGAAAAGGACTTAGAGCGTCTTGAATTCCAAATGCAGACCATGGGCCTGCAGTTGCTCATACCGCAGCCCGGCGGAAAAACAGCGACCGGCGAAATTCGCGACGATGCGAAGGAAAATTCGCCGCTCGCCATGATGGCTCGCGGCCTCGCCGATGCGCTGGAAATGGCCCTCGGGTTCATGGCCGAATTCTCCGAAATCAAAATGCCGGAGAAAAAGGACAAGGACGCGGGCGGCTCGGTCATCGTCAACACCGACTTCGGTGTGCAAGCCGGCGCGTCGACCGACGCGCAAATGCTGCTCGACGCTGTCAATTCGGGTCAACTCGACAAGGAGTCGTTTTGGCTGGAATGGAAACGCCGAGGCATTCTGTCCGACTCGTTCGATCCTGCCGTCTCTAAGGCTCGCATTGCCGAGGAAGCGCCAGAACTCGACGCGGGTGCCGGCAACGGCATGGACCTCACCGATAAGACCGGGGACGAATAACACATGGCGCCCCCGGTCCTTCCTCGCGACGTCAAAGAACGCCCCGGCGACACGTCAGCCAACGAGACGTTGGTCGATTTGTTTATGGAGCGGGCTATCGACTTATTGCGGCTGGAGGCCGGGACGCGCGACCAGGTCGTCAAGTTTTTGCACGTGCTTGAAAGCGACACTGTAGCAGTATTAGCAAAGGCAAACTTGTCCGGAGAGGCAAACGCGGCGAACCAAAGGAATCGTCTGGGTGAACTGTTGAAAGTTGTGCAGGGTTCGATAAAGGCAACGTACAGGGGTATTTCGGTACTCATGGCCCGAGAGATTCGGGACATAATCGACGTCGAGGCAACGTGGACGGCGTCTGCAATCAACGCAGCGGTGCGCGCGGAATTTGCGGACGCTGGACTCACTCGATCGCTACTCTCGACGCTCGTGTCCGACGTCTTTATCCAGGGCGCGGCGTCTAAAGATTGGTGGGGTCGTCAAGCCGGCGGACTTGCCGAACGTTTTTCCGATGAAATGCGCCGCGGCATGGCGCTCGGTGAATCGAATGGCGCTCTAATCGAGCGCGTGCGCGGCCCGCAAGGAATTATGAAAGTTTCGCGCACGTCGGCGGAGCGCTTGGTGCGTGCGTCGGTACAAGCCGCAGCGAACACGGCGCGCGAGTCGACCTATGACCAAAACACCGACCTGATATCGGCGCTTGAATGGTCGGCGACGCTCGACACGCGCACCTCGCCGTGGTGCTACGTGCGCGACGGCTTGAAATACACGCCGAAGGATCACCGGCCGATGGGGCACACCGTTCCATGGCTTGAAGGCCCCGGTAAACTGCATTGGGGCTGTCGGTCGACGAGCGTGCCGGTGCTCAAAAGCTGGCACGAACTCGGAATCAATATCGAGGAAATACCCGAAACGACTCGCGCGTCAATGGACGGACAAGTCCCGGCGCAGATGACTTTCGAGCAATGGCTGCGCAAGCAATCGGTCGAGCGTCAAGACACTGTACTCGGTAACGACAAGGCGCAGTTGTGGCGGGACGGAAAAATTGCGTTCCGCGACCTGCTCGACCAAAACGGCCGTCCTCTCACGACCGCCGAACTACGCGCAAAAGCAGCGCAGCGATAAAGACCCCCTGCCGGCGGGACGCCGGTATCCGAACAGAGAGATTCTGAAATGGCACTCGCATTGATCGTCGATTCCCTTGAGTCCGTTCCCGAGGCGCTGCGCGGCGAATACGTCGCGGACGGCGACAAATTCAAACTGAGCGTCGAAGGGCTGGAGGATACGAACGGCCTGAAATCCGCGCTCAAGAAAGAGCGCGAGCGCGCGGACGCCAATGAAAAGCAGGTGAAAGCCTGGAAAGCGCTCGGCAAGGATTCGACGGAAATCGCCGAACTGCTGAAAAAGCAGGCCGACGCCGAGGCCGAAGCCGCCCGCAAGGCCGGCAACTTCGACGCGATTCTCAAGCAGCATCGCGACGGATGGGAAAAGGAAAAGGGCACGCTCGAAACCGAGTTGCAAGCGGCCCGCGCGTCGGAGCGCAGCGCAATCATCGAAACGTCCGTCATGGGCGCACTCACAAAACAAAAAGTCACCTCCGAAGGTGTCGAACTGCTCACCGAACGTCTCGGCAAGCGGATCCATTTCGAGACGGTCGACGGCAAGCGCGTGATCCAGATCATGCAGGCTGACGGCAAAACGCCGATGGCAGGCAGCGGCGCCGATGGCTCCGCAACCTTCGACGACCTCGTGAAAGAGGCCGTCAAGACTTACCCGTCGCTGTTCGAAGGAACGGGCGCCGGGGGCGGCGGGAAGCCTCCGAAGGATGGAGCCGGGGGAACCGGCAAGACCATTACCCGCTCTGAATTCGACGCGCTCGGTCCCTTGGCCGCCGCGGCGAAAATCAAAGAGGGTTTCAAGGTCGTCGATTAACAGCGGCACGCCGTTCGGCCCCGCATCACCACAAGGAAACGTGAAATATGACTGCCACGACTACGACCCTCACGGGATTGATCCCGACCATTTATGAGGCGTTCGACGTTGTGTCCCGCGAGCAGGTCGGATTCATCCGTGCCGTTTCGCAGGACTTTTCCGCCGAACGTGCTGCACTGAATCAGACCGTGCGCTCGCCCGTCGTGGGCGCAATGGCCGCCGAGAATCTGACGGTCGACAACGTGTCCGCGTCGGCGCCCGATCAGACGATCAACTATGTCGACATGACGATCACCAAGGCCCGCTCGGTGCCGTTCGGCATCACCGGCGAGGAAGCCAAAAGCGTTTCGCAGTCGCTCGCGACGATCAATCGCGATCGTATCGCGCAGTGCTTGCGCACCCTGACGAACGAAGTCGAGTCGGACCTCGCGGCGCTGCATATCTATGCATCCCGCGCGCACGGCACTTACAACGCGACTCCGTTCGCCACTGCCGGCGACCTTTCGGACTTCGCCGCCGCGACGAAACTCCTGAACGTCAACGGCGCTCCGAAGTCCGACCGTCACATGGTCCTCGGCGACAACGCAGCGATGAATATTCGCGGCAAGCAGTCCTCGCTGTTCAAGGTCAACGAGGCGGGCAGCGACGAATTGCTCCGCACTGGCGCCCTCGGCGTCGTGCAGGGCTGGTCGCTCCACGAGTCGGGACAGGTCAAGACGGCTGTCGCGGTCGGCACGAACAACGGTGCCGCTCAGACGAACAACGCAGGTTACGCGGTCGGCTCGACCACGATCACCCTCGACTCGGCCGGCACCGGCTCGATCATCGCGGGCGATATCATCACGTTTGCGGGTGACACGAACAAGTACCTGGTCGTGACCGGAGACGCGAGTGTCGCGGGTGGCGGTACGATCGTCATTGCCGAACCCGGCCTGCGTGTTGCGATTCCGACTGCCGTTACGGTCATCACGACCGTCGCGGCGACGACTCGCAATATGTTCTTTCACAAGTCGGCAATCCAGCTTGCTACCCGCGCGCCGGCCATGCCGGAAGGCGGCGACGCTGCGGACGACGTGATGACCATTTCCGATCCTGTGTCGGGCATCGCTTACGAATTCTGCATCTATCGTCAGAAGCGGCAGGTTCGTTACGAAGTCAACCTGGCTTGGGGCGTCAAGATGATCGCCCCGCGTCATGCCGGCGTGCTGATCGGCGCCTAATCGTTGATAGTCAGCGATTAAGTGGACAGTAAGACGGCCCGCCCGTTTCGGCGCGCGGGCCGTTCGTAGTGTCCATCCCGCAAACCGGAGTGTTTCAAATGAGCGATACGTGCCCCACCGTCCGAATCAAGACGGGCAGCAAGTGCGGCTTTTCCGTCATCAACGAGTCGGACTTCGACCCGACCAAGCACGAGATTTTCGTGTCGCCGCCGCCCGCCGCACTCTTGCCTCCGCCTCCGCTTGCGCCGCCCGCGCCGTTCGACCCGCTGGCGAACCTGCCGGAAAACTGGCGCGAGGGTGAAAACCTCCGCGACCTGGCGGCGGCTGTCGGCGGCCGTTCTGTGGAAAACCACGAGCAGGCTGTCGCCGTGATCGAGGAAGCCTTGGCGGCTCGTCAAGCGCAGTAAGGAACGTGGCGCGCATGTCTCTCAATATCACCCCCGAGATTATGCGCGCCGCATACTCCTACCTTTGCGAAACGGCGCCGTTCAATAAATGGAACCTGCCGGACGGCGAGGACATTGTTTTTCGCGTCGCTCGCGGACGCGCTTGCCACGGATGGCATAACCACGAACGCGGAAAGCACTTGATCGCCATTTCGACGGCATGCACCGGGCACACCGTCACGCTCATGGCAACCATGGCGCACGAAATGGTTCACGTTCACGAAGCGCAGAGCCGCTCGTTCACGTCGGGCGAACATAGTGCGGCGTTCAATAAGTGGGCTGCGCAAGTCTGCCGCGTCCATGGTTTCGACCCCAAGACATTCTGAGCGGAGCGTAGCACATGGCACTCGTCACCACAGCCGGAGCCGCCGACGCGGACAGTTACGCCAGCCTCGCGGAAGCGACCGCCTATTTCACGGCGCGCGGCATTGCGACCTGGACCGGCACGGACACGGTCAAGGAAAACGCCTTACGCGTTGGCACGGCGTACCTCGAAAACCAATATCGCGGCCGGTGGGTCGGTCGCCGGGTCGCGGAAACGCAGGCCCTCGCATGGCCGCGGATCGACGGCACGCGCGGGTGGGGTTATCCCCTGCTCGACCTGGACGGCTTCGATATCTCGTCGACCGCCGTACCGACGCAGATCAAAAACGCCACGCTGGAGGCGGCATTGCTCGCCCTCACCGGCTCGGCGCTGGAGCCGACTTTGGCGCGCGGCGGCGCAATCAAGTCCGAACAGGTCGGCCCTATCGCCGTAACCTACATGGACAGCGCAAGCGCGGTCGACCGCTATGTCGCGATCGAGGGCCTTTTGCGCGGCCTCGTGACGAGCACGCCGGGGTCAAGCATCGGCAATGTCGAACTCGTGAGGGCGTAACCATGGCGTTCAATTACGCCGCAACTCGTGCCACGGCCGACCGACTGTTGACGAATTTCGGGCAAGCCGTCTCGCTTCGCCGATCGACGCAAGGCGGCACGGAAATCGAGCCGACCTTTACGACGGCCGACCACGCGACGAAAGCGGCGATTCTGTATTACACAGCCCGCCAAGTGGACGGCGTGAATATCCTGACGACCGACCGTCGCGCCCTCGTCGCGGCCGGGCCGCTCACGGCGATCGGCATCACCTCGATTGCCCCGCCCGACTCGTTGGTCGTCGGCGGCGTGGCGATTCCGATCGTGCGTGTTATGCCGCTCGCGCCCGCCGGAACGGTCGCTATGTACGATTGCCAGTTGAGGGTGTGACAATGTCCGGCCTTTTTGAAGCGCAAATCTCCCGCTTCGTGGAAAAGGCGAAAGGCAACGTCGACCTGGTCGTGCGCAAGGTCGCGCTCGATATGTTCCGCCGCGTCATCATGAAATCGCCGGTCGATACCGGCCGTTTCAAAGGTAACTGGCAAGTTGCAATCGGCTCGATTCCGGCCGGCACCGTGCAAATCGACGATAAAACGGGCACCGCCACGGTCGCCAAGGTGGCAGCGGTCGCGCTCGGGATGCGCGCAGGGCAAGTGATTTACCTCGTGAATAATCTCGAATACGCCCGCCCGCTTGAATACGGGCATTCGAGACAGGCGCCGGGCGGAATGGTGCGGCTGACGATCCGGGAATTCTCTCAGGTCGTCGACAAGGCCGTGAGTGAGGTGCCTAAGTGAGTCTCGAAACCGATATTCAGGCTGCGCTTTATACGCACTTCACGACGCCCGCGCTCGAAAGCCCGGTCAAGCCCCGCGCTGCGCCGTTTGTCGCGTACACCCCCGTTCCGGGCACCGCCTATTATCACGTTCATCCCGTTCTGCGCGCGGAGCCGCAGCGCCCCGGTATTGGGTTCACAGGATCCGTGCTCCGACGCGGCATCTTTCAAATCGACGCAGTCGCGCCGGATGGAGCCGGCGAGGCGCCGGGCCTTCGCATGGCCGGACTCGTCGCCGCACGTTTTGCAATCGGCACAAAGCTCGTGGCTGGCGCGGGAAGCGCAAGACGCCGGCTGTTACTCGACAAAGAGCCGACAATCGCCTCCGCGGTCAAGGATGCACCGTGGGTTAGGTTTCCCGTGAGCATCCCCTTTCTCGTCATCACTTAGGAGCCTAGATTATGGGTGTTGCTACCGCCGCAGGCGCAAAAATCTACATCGGCACGACCGCGAGCGTCGCGGCGACCGACACGTACACGGAAATCGGCGAGGTTGCCAATATTCCGGAATTCGGGCGCACGTACAACGTCGTGAACTGGAGTCCGCTGAATTCGCGCGGCGTCCAAAAGCTTAAGGGTTCGTACAACGAAGGCGACCCGGCCGTGCAACTCGGCAAGGATATCAACGATGCCGGACAGGCGAAAGTGATCGTCGCTCGTGACGTCGATGCGGACTACAATTTCAAGGTCGTGGCAAACGACGACCTGCCCGTCGATTCGTTCGCCGTGACAATCTCCGTCGCGACTCCGGGTGTGTTCACAAAGGTCGCTCACGGCCTGGTCGCCGGGACGCAACTCACGCTTTCGACGTCTGCCGCCGACCTTCCTTTGGGCCTCACGGCCGGCACGATTTACGTCAAGGAAGTGCTCACGGCCGACACTTTCACTGTGTCCGCAACGCTCGGCGGCGCTGCGATCGACACGACCGATGCCGGCACGGGCACGCATACCGTGACGACCGTTCCGACCGGATCGACGCAGTATTTCAAGGCGCAGGTCATGTCCTACACGACCGGATACAGCGGTCCCGACAACGTCGTCACTTCGACGATGGTCCTCGGCATCAAGTCCGGTTCGCTGACGGAACAGGTGCATTTGCCGTAACGTTAAGTAAACAGTAAACGCGGCGGCGTATTGTCCACGTCGCCGCGTCCTGTCCCCAAACCCCCGCGAGGATCAAATGAGTATAAATCTCGGTGAAATTTCAACGCCAGTCGGGACGCTGCGCTGCAGTCTGCGCGCCTGGAAAACCGTCAACGCGTATTTCGGCAACTATGTCGAGGCGTTTCGCCGCCTCGCGGCTTTCGACGTGGACGCCTATCTCGTCGTCGCCGCCGCCGGACTCGGCGACGAGCCGAAGTCGGTTGAGGGGAAAGTCTACGACGCCGGCATGGTCAACCTCACGAATTCATTCTCCGAATATGTGAGTCTGCTTTCGAATGGCGGGCGCCCCGTCAAGGACGACGAGGGCACACCGAAGGGGGAAGCCTAAGCCGGGAGGATTATTTCGAGCGGCTGTTGAAAGACGGCATGGGGTGGCTCGGATGGACCGAGCAACAGACGCTCGACGCTTCTATCCCGGCAATTGAAATCGCCTTAGAGGGGCGAGTCGAAATGCTCAAGGCGTGTTTCGGGTCGAATGACAAGCCGCCCGACTCGCCCGCGCCTGTCACGTCTGTAATGCCTGCGCAAAGCGTATTCGCGGCGTTTCGAAGCGCCGCACAGTCCAAGTAACTGCGATAAGCCCGCCTGCACCCCGAAAAGGGGGCGGGCGGAATCCGTCAAGGACCAAATGACTGACATTGCACCTCTTGGGTTAGCAATCGACTCGCGACAAGCCACACAGGCTGTTAAGGAACTCGACAAGCTTGTCGCGTCGGGACGAAAGGCCGAGTCTGCATTTAAGGGTATTGAAAAAGCCGCTGCTATGGGCGGTATGCAGACCAAGGGCTACGCAGATTCGTTAGGGCAGGCTTACGGAATACAAGGAAAAATGACAGATGCGCAAGCAGGCGCAATCCGAAACTACGAGACGTTGATCGCCAAAACGCAATTGCTCGCAAAAGGTCACGGGCGCGAAGCCGCTCAACTCGTGGCGTTACGTCGCGCTGGCGTAACCGCCGATTCTCAATACGGTAAAACCGTCGCCATGCTTTCGGGTCATCTTTACGACCTGGAGCAACAGCAAAACAAGACCGAGCGCTCGTCATCAAACCTCGTCAATTCTCTGACCCGTCGCTTCATTCTCGGTTTTCTAACGACGCAAATCCGCTCGCTTATCTCCGGCCTCGTCAATCTCAACACCGAACTGGCAAAGACCGGAGACATTGCGACGCGCGCCGGCATGGGCAGCGGCGCATTTCAAGGCGCGCAGGCGGCGGCGAGCAACAAGGGAATCGATAGCGGAAAATTCGCCGACGACATGCTCAAGTTTGGGCAGGGCGTCGAGCGGGCGCGCAGCGGGTTAGGCGAACTCGGCGCGCTCTTGCGCGCCAACGGAATTACCGTGCGCGACACCGAGGACGCTTTCGGCAAGGTTGCCGACCTGGTCATGAACGCGGCGAACGAATCCGCGAAATTTTCAATTTTGCAGCAAGCCGGCCTGCCGGCGACGCGCGAAATGGTCCGGTTCATGGAACAGGGTCGCGACGCGATCAAATCGCAAGGCGACGAAGCGAAAAAATTCACTGCGCAGCAACTTCAAGGCGCGCAGGAATTGGAGGACAAGTGGCATAAACTTTGGACGAATTTTACACGATGGGGCAAGGGCGCCATTCTGGAAACGTTCGATACGTCCAATTGGTCCGTCAAGATCATGCCCGGCAGTCCGATCGACCGCGTGTTGAGATTTTTCGAAAGTAAAAAAAATGCTCAGATAAGTCTCTCGGATACCGGAGATATTTCGGGGTTCGGGGACCAGGTCAGGGGACATTCGAATCTTTCTGCTACGCCGACGATCCCCGTTACTCGCGGACCCGACCTTGCCGCACCGAAACCGGCTGCGGTCACGGTCGACCCTGCCAAGCAGCGCGAATTGCTCGGGATCGAGCAACAGCGGCTTGCGATTTTGGGACAGACCGCCAGCGTCGCCGACGTCGTTCGCCAGAAAGAGATTGAAATCACTCTCGCGCGAATGAATGGCGTCTCGGTTTCGACCGCACAGGCGGAAGCGCTTAAGCGAATCGCAGCCGAGCAGACGCTAGGAATTACCCAAATGCGGGCGAGCACCGACGCGCTGCGGATCGAGGCCGAAACAATCGGCATGTCGACCGGCCAAGCCGCCTCGTATCTCGCCGTACAGACGCGAATTAACGAGGCCCGGCGCGAGGGGCGCGAACTGACCCCCGCCAATATCGAGGCCATTCGCGCCGAAGGGAACGCCCTCGGCGAAGCCGCACAACGCGCCGACAACATGCGTTGGGGATACGAAAACCTCGTGCGCGGCCCGCTGCAGACTTTCCGGACAACGTTGATGGAAACCCGCAACGGATGGGAGGCATTGCGCGCGTCCGGCCTTAGCGCACTCGAAAGCATTTCGGCGAAGCTCATGGATATGGCCGCCAAAAATCTCTTTATGGCGGCGTTCGGCGGCGGCGCGGGCATGGGCGGCGGCGGTGCCGGAATTCTCAGTCTGTTCGGCGTCGGTGTCAATCATACCGGCTACGGGCCGGGAGATTCGATGCCTCACCGCATGGTCAGCCCGGCCGCGTTTGTCGGCGCACCCCGCTTTCATTCCGGCATCGGGCCGGGCGAGCGCGCAGCCGTCATTCGCAATGACGAGTCGGTGCTGACCCCTGGTCAGATGAAAGCGCTCGGCAACGGTGCCGGCGGCGGGATCAATGTCACGGTCAACCAGGAAAATCACTTTGTAAACGCGGACCCCAATTCCGAGGCGCGCATGCGCGAATGGGCGCGACAGACAAAGGACGCCGCGGTCGGCGAGGCTGTGCAAAAAGTCGCTGAAATCAAGGCCGGCAACCCGGCATATATGCGGGGCGGACGATGACCGTAAACGTGATCGAATTCCCGCGCGAGTGGTATCAATACATCGTCACGCAAAAATTTACGCTGCGCTCCATGACCCAATCGTCCGGACGTAATTGGGGCGGCGGCAGTCAAGTGACCGAGCCTTATTCGCAATTTTGGATCAACGAGGTGACGATGGCTCCGCAGCGCGACCCCGTGCTGCAGGATATGGACGCGCTTGTCACGGACCTGAAAGGCCGCTCCGGTGTGCTGCGCATGTCGAATTCAATGCGACTCACGCCGTGGTATGACCGCAACTTGACGCCGACAACCGCCGTATTTTCGGACGGCTCGACCTTTTCGGACGGCAGCGGATTCGCGAATAGCTACCTCCCGCCGAATGTCTACATCGTCGAGGCCGCGGCGCGCGGCGCGACGTATCTCACATTGGGCGGCTTTCCACCCTCGACAGCGAACGTTCTGCGCAAAGGCGACTTGCTGCAAGTGATGCCGAACGGCATCGCCGGACAGGTGCCGCACCTTTATAAAGCCATGATCGGCGGCTCGTCCGACGCAAGCGGATTTGTCGGCATCCGGATCGAGCCGCGGTTACGTGCTGGCGTGGCGGTCGGCGATCAAGTCAGCCTCAGATATCCGTCCACGGTGTTCCGCCTGGTCGACGACAACCAGGCCGACATTGAAGGATCCGGCGCGGGGATCGGCAATTTCGGGTTTGCGCTCATTGAAGCGCTGGACCTCGTGCCGTGACGCGTATCCTCACCGCACCGATGGCGGAGGCTTTGATCGCGGGACGCCCTCGCGGCTTGTTCCTCGAAATGGATCATCCGGACGGCGTCGGTCGTTTTTGCACCGGGATAAGCTCGCGCCCGTGGAACGGGCACACATGGACCGCAACCGGAACGCTCGGTAAAATCTCGCCGATCAAGCGCTCCAGTGAAATTGCAATTCAAGACATTGTTTTCAGTCTGAGCGGCGTCAGCACCGACGTTATAAATCGACTGAGCGCGGACGTGCGCAATCGCATCGCTTATGCGTGGCTCGCTTGTTTCTCCGCCGACGACGACTCGGTCATTCCGGACCCATATCGGCTCGTCAACGCTCAACTCGATTTTCAGACTTTTGAGGCGGACGGCGAGGGAACCGCGCGAGTCGACGTCATTGCGCACTCCGGCTTTTACACGCTCGATCGTTCCGTCGACGAGGCGTGGACGCCGGAAAACCAAAAACTCACCTACCCGACCGACACGGGTTTCGACATGATCCCCGGCCTCCAGCACCAGGATTTGCAATGGACTCCGTCTTAAGGCGCCAGCTTGAAGCGCGAGTCGTCGCGGGGATGGAACAGGCAAGCCGCGAGCCGATGGTGTGGGGCAAGGACGATTGCGCCCTTTGGGCGGCGAATATCGTGCGCGACGTCCTGCCGTATGACCCTGTCGCGCCCTTCCGCGGGCGCTACGCGACCCGCCGCGGTGCGCTGCGCGTCTTAGGACCGAAGGGCCTGAAGGGCGCCATGCAAGCCGCCGCCCGCCGGCACAAATGGCGCCGCATTGATCCCCGTCACGCCAAGCCGGGCGACGCGGGCTTGATTTGGACAACTGTCGAGGCTCCAGCGTGGGCATGGCAAGAGATTTATAACGAAAAGACCTCCGAATATGAGCGCAAACGGGTGCGCGTCATCAAGCCGGTGCCGACACTTGCAACCGTCATTTGCCTCGCGCCCGGCTGGTTCGTGGGTCGCAACGAACGCGGATTTACCGGCGTCTCTGCGAAACACGTCGCGCGAGCGTGGGCTGTGCTTGACGATTTGGAGCACGGTCAAAGAGTCAGCATGCCGCGCCTCTCGACGCGGCCGGTCATGGTGCCGACGTCGGCGATTTGTCACGAACCCGTTTCGGCAACAATCGGACTCACGTCACTGCTTGCAAGCGGATTTGCCGCGACGGGTGTCGGCTATGTCGGCGCGTTCGCCGCCGCTAGTGCGCTTGGCGGAGCGCTCGTAAGTGGCGCTCTTGCGGTCGGTGTTTCACTCGCCGCGTCGCTTTTACAGCCTCAGTCCGGCACGGGGGCGCTCGACACGTCGCTCGCCAATTCGACGCAGCAAGGCGTCCAGATTACCGAACGGCAGTCGATTCCGTACAAGCGGGTCATTGTTGGTAGCGCCTATGTCGGCGGCGCCGTATTTTTTGAGCAGGTCAAACCGCCTTATCTGACAATCGGCACGCTGGTTAACTTCGGCGAGATTGCCGGAGTCGATAAGGTTTTCATTGGAACCAATCAACTCAGTTTCGCGAGCGGCATCACGCCTGACACCATTTTGACCCCGATCAATGTCGTCGGACAACCAACATATTCCACCCGATTACGCGTGTCGTTTCGATTCGGCGCGACTGACCAGGTCGTCGACCCGCTCATTCTGGCGAAATATTCGTCAGTCGGTTCGGAATTCCGCCAGCGCGGCACCGCGACCGCTGTTTTCGAATATCATTACGGCGCAAGTCAAACCGAATTCCTGGCGTTGTGGGGACAGGTTGCGCGCCCGAATGCTTATCTCGTCGTCCGTGGAGTTGTGGCTTACGACCCTCGCGACCCGCTTCAAGATTTGGACGACGAGTCGACGTGGACATGGACGAATAACGCAACATTGATTCAGGCGTGGTATTTGACTCGGTCTTACGGCGGGCGCATCCCGACGAGCCGGATTGATTGGGACAGAATCGCGATATCCGCCGATTACGACGACGAGTTGATCGGAACGAACACGACGGGAGAATTGATAAAACGCCACACGATCGACGGCGTTATCACGCTCAACCAAAAGCCTTACGAGGTTATGCGCAAGCTCTTGACCGCGAACCGCGGCATGGTGCTTGAAAGTGCTGGCATGGTTTGGGTCGAATCGTCCCGGCCGAAAACAGCAATCGCGACAATTCACGACAGAATATTGACGGGCGGAATTAAGTACCATTCCGCGAAGTCAAAAGAAAATCTGATAAACAAGCTCCAGGTTCGACTTGTCTCACCCGAGCAGGAATACCAACTTGTCGACGGGCCGATCCTGTCGCGCACCGACTTGCAGACGGCAGACGGCGAGACGTTGATCGGAACGCTGACCCTCGACTTTACGCAGGACCATCGTCGAGCGCAGCGGCTTCAAAAGGCGTTTCTCGAAAGTTCGCGCCTCGGTCGCACGGTCACGTGCTCGGTCGACATTCGACTCATGGCCGTTGCCTCCGACGAGTTGATCGGCAACGTTGTCACCGTTTCAAGCTCGCTTTTCAGCATTGCCAACGGCACGTACCTCGTGACCGGCGTCGGTTTCTCCGACGACTGTACGTCGTTGAGCCTGGCCCTGACCGAATGCGATTCGTCGATCGAGACGGATTGGAACCCGGAAATCGACGAACAGCCCTTTACGCTCGCTTCGATAAATGTAAGTTGACAGTAAACAGATCGTATGATAGTCTGCGCCGTCCTTAGTGTAGGTTTTCAATGCCTTTTGCACATGAAGCGGTAGCGGCCATCGGCGGCGTCACGGGCGCCTCGGCGGTCAACAAGGCACTGTTGCGCGCAATGTGTACGCGCCGCATTGCCTACACGCTTGCCAGTGACGAAAGCGGCTCCGACTTTACTGCGGTCGACCCGGCAGACGGCACGATCCCGCTTTATCTGATTAAAGACGGCACCCTGTACCAATACGATTCGGCGGACAGCACGACGGCACCGGGCGCGACCTGCATCGTCACGAGCGACAACAAGCGATACAAGTCCGGTGGCATTGATTATCCGTGGTCGGTACTCGACAAGGACACGATTGCGCAGCCCGCAACGCCCGCAGTCGGGGACCGCTATTTGATCCCGACCGCCGCCACCGGGACGGATTGGGCGGGACAGGACGGCAAGGTCGGAATCTACATCGCCGCCGGCTGGCGCTTCGCCCCGGTGCCAATCGGTCGGCCGCTCTACGTCGAGGACGAGACGGCATTCTATCACCGCAACGCTGCCGGAACCTGGACGGCTGGGTTCGGAAGCATCGCACTCGGCGTAAATAGCGTCACGCTTCCGATGGTGGTCGGAGCCAACGCGTCGTTTGTAATCAAAGTTGAAAATCAGACCACGAACGCACAACCCGCTTCACCCGTCACGCCAACCGCCTATATCATCGGCCCGTCACCGACCGGAGCACAGTGGGCAGGTAATGCCGGTAAGCTGGCAATATGTCTAGTCGATGGGGCGTGGACAATCATAACGCCGGCCGCCGGCGACGTCGTTTACGACAAGACGCTCAAAGCAAGTTACGAATTCGACGGTACGACCTGGACGTCGCAAGCGGGCGCATGGCGTTTTCAGGAAACGAAATATCAAAGCGGCAATACCGACATTGTGCTCGATAACGGATCGAGCAAATACACGTATTCCACTTCGACACCGCCCACAACGTCGAACCGTCGAAGATACGAATCCGGTTCAATGCCGTTCACGCGCACAGCGAAACGCGTGGGCGCATGGCTGCGGTTCACGTACCAGGCTTCGGTTACTCCCTCGTCGAGCGGGTTATTCGCGTGCGGCTTGTGGGTCGACAGCGAAACCAACGCGCGACGGTGGGAAGCTCGCAACCTGACCGGCGCAAATTTCAGCGAAACAGTCGAGTTTTCCGTTCAGGCTACAGACTTACTCCCGCACACCTACACAGTCGCGTGGCTTCCGCCGTCGTCACCGGAACTCAACGACGTAGTCAATCGCACTTGGCGAATTGAGGAAAGTTTTTAAATGCCCGGCTCTCCGGATCCTATCGAGAACGTCACGGGCGCGACAACAACCGACGACGTTTCCAAGTCCGAACTCGTGTCCTATCTCAAGTCTGAGGTGCGATGGTTTGCGACGGCCGCCGAGGTGCGCCTGCTCAATCTGGCGACTCGATTCCGCATCATGGTCGGCTCGCGGTTTTTCAAGAAAGACACGACCGACACGACGACTCCGGACGACGAAACCGAGACAACCGCCTGCATTATCGACGGCAACGGAACGCGCTGGATTCTTATCGAGGGCGAACGTTACGACCTGATTACCTCGACCTCTGGACAAGCCGGCGCTGCCGAGGAACTTCCTGCAGTCGCGATCGTGACCCCGCTCACGCTGCCCGCGGACCTGCCGGGAAGTCTCGCATTTGTCGACGTCGCTCCGACGAGCGAGGCCATTTTCACGCTCAAGAGTAAGACCGGCGTCGGAGCCTGGACGACTGTCGCAACCGTCACATTCGAGGCCGGGGAAATCACCGGGACTTTCACACTCGCGGCCGATGCTGCACTCGCGGTCAATGATCGCGTGCGGTGGGTAGCGCCGGCCGTTATCGACGCCACGCTTGAAGGCTTTACGGCGACTGTCGCCGCATTGCGTTAATCGCAACCAAAGGAGACGGCAATGGCCGACTTTGTTTTCAATATCGCGAAGGGTGCCGTTGCCGAAAAGGTGCGCGACGGCGCGACTGATATCGGAATTTTGTTGCTCAAGGTGGTCGAAGCGGACGACACGTTGAACAATTACGACACGGTCGCCGCGCTGCTTGCCGGTAGCAATACCGAATGCGACTTCACGAACTACGCGCGCAAGACCGGCCTCACCGGCTCGATTACGGTCGACGACACGAACAACCGAGTCGACGTCGACATTCCCGATCAGACCTGGACGTCGGCCGGCGGCGCGTCGAACAACAACGTCGTGAAGCTGGTCACGTTCTACGAGGAAGCGGCGGCCGACGCGACGCGCATTCCGCTCACGGCGCAAGATTTTGTGCTGACGACCGACACCTCCGACATTACCGCCCAAATCAACGCAGCCGGTTTCTACCGCGCCGCCTAACGCCGAAAGGGATTCCCGTGGCCGAAAAACTCCCCAAATGGTTGACCGTGCGTCCGGATGGCGTCGCCGTGGTCGATCCCGACAAGGCTTACCCGATCGTGCTCAAGGCGCTCGGCGTCGCCGACAAGGACGTCGATCAATACTATGTCGAAACGGCGTATCAGTGCGCGAAAATGGCGGCGCAGGATTTGCTCGGTCAGCAAGGCGCCGTGCTGCAGATCAGAATCGAATGCCGGCCGAAATGGGCGCTGAAAAACTTTCCGGTCGGTCGCGGGATTGTCCTCGCCACCAAGGGCCGGGAAGCCAAGGCGCTTTACGGCAAGGTCGTCCGCGCACTCATGACGGCATAGCCGGATAAAGGGCGCGGTACATGATTGGCGGTTATATCGGGCAAGGCATCGGCGTTGCGTCTCGGGTTTCCGAGGCGGGTGTTGAACTTGTCGGATTGGCCACCGAGACAGACACCGCGCTCGGCATTGACCCGGTACGCGCCTATGCGATCGGACTCGCCAGCGAAACCGACACCGCTTTCGGAATTGACTTTTCCAAGGCGCAGGACGTCGGACTCGCCAGCGAAACCGACACCGCTTTCGCGTGCCGACCCCGCCGCTCCTACACCCTCGACCTGGTCGAGGAAACCGACGAGGCTCTATCTGTCACGCCCGAGGGCATCATGCCTGTCGGGCTTGCCGAAGAAAACGACGAGGCTTTTGCTATTCGACCGCTGCGCACCTATGCGCTGGACTTCGCCGAGGAAACAGGTTCGGCCTTCGCTATTCGCCCGGAAAAGCGCCGGATCATCGGCATCGGAGTTGAGACGGACACGGTGCAAGAACTGATCGCCTTTCAATACGGCCGACGCCGCACGGCGTTCGGCGTGGCTCGATAGGAGCACCGCATGTCCGCAATCGACAACCTGGTACACGAAACGAGCACGACGACCGGCACCGGAAACCTCACGGTTGCGGCTGTCAACGGCAAGCAGCGAGGATCCGACGCGTTCGGAACCGGCGACAATGGCGCCGACAATCCGGTCATGTTTATTTCCAATCGCGAGGCCGCCGAATGGGAAGTGGTGCAATGCTATTTCAGTGACGCGAATACGCTGGTCCGCAGCGCGACACCGATTGATAGCTCGAATGCAGGCGCCGCCGTCAACTTTTCGGCAGGGACCAAGGACGTCACCAACGACCAGGACGCGGAGTCGCTTCGCGCATCAATCGACTACGGACTTATTACCGGGTCCGTCACTCTCACGGACGATTACGGGAGCATCGCGTAATGGCAAGACAAATTCAATCCCGACGCGGCACCACGGCGCAGCACGCGTCCTTTACTGGCGCGGCTGGCGAGGTTACGGTCGACACCGACAAAAAGGTGCCTGTCGTACATGACAACTCGACAGCAGGAGGCTTTCCGGTCGCTCGCGACGACCTGGCGATGCACCTTGCAGGCGCGGAAACCGTGACCGGCAAAAAGTCGTTCACGACTACGCAGAAAATTCAGCAAGTGCTCGAAAAGGTCACGATCACCGCGGACAATCCCGCGGCAACGACGCACTTCGACGTGCTCACGCAGGCGATCCAGTATTACACGACCGCCAACGATACGAATTGGACGCTCAACGTCCGCGGCGACGGCTCGACGTCTCTCGACAGTCTCATGGCGGTCGGCGAGTCTCTGACGATCGCCCTCAAGGTCACAAACACCGGCACAGCCTACCGGCACACGGCGCTTACGATCGACGGCAACTCTGTCACACCGCAATGGCTCGGGGCGGCGGCGCCTTCGGCCGGCACGATCAACAAGCGCGACAACTACACGTTCAATATAGTCAAGATAGGTAGCGCGACGTTCATCGTTGACGCCTCGTTCGCGGCGGGAAATTGATATGAAAGCAGCACTCACCGAAAAGGCGGGTGGTGCGATAATAAAGGTCGGAACTCTGCCATTTTCGCATGTCCTGGCCGACGGCGGCACGGCACTGCTCACCGAACCGGGGCAAGAGGTTCCCGCGCACGCCACGAACTATCGCGTTCTAGAATATGTCGAGGTGAATTTCGATCGGCCTGGGACATACTACACTCAAGGCGAAGATGTGGAATCTCGTCAAGGCAACGTCATCACTATTACTCGACAGTGGACAGCCTGGACGCAACAGGAGATCGCCGCTTATGAGGTAGGGCGGCTCGACGCGATCGCGGAAAGATTGAATGATGTTGACAACGGAGAACGCGCAATCGTCCTTCTCATGATGGACGAACTCAACCTGCATTCGACACGTCTAGCCGCGATTTTACAGGCGTCCGCCGACGCGTCGAACCTCGCGACCTTTAAGACTGCAATGGCGGCTATCCAGCCAATACAGCAGCGAACCCCCGCGCAAATCAAAACCGCTTATCGCAGCAAGCTAGGTGTAATGACATGATCCCTTTCGACCTTCCGCCGAAGTCCGCAATTTGGATGCCGCCGAAACCGGCGATCATTCGCGCTGTGTCCCTGAAAGACGCGTCGCTCGCAATGCCTCTACTGTCGACGTTTGCGGCAGCAAGTGCTCGGGGATTGCGCTCGCCTAACTCCGGCATCGCCGCCGACAATATCGACGCCATCCCCGACATGACGAGCGGGACCACAAGCGGCGTTACGATCACAACGACGAATTCCAATGCGGGATTTCCGGCGTGGCACGCCGCCGATGATGACAACGGTACATCTTATCTAACGCAAACAGCAGCAGCATCAATCTGGAAAGTAGACTTTGGCGCCGGAAACGAGAAGATAATTCAATCGTATACGATGACTGAAATTCACGCGGGCGAATACGTGAGCGGTGTGCGCTGTCCGCAGGCGTGGACGTTCCAGGCATCGACTGACGATTTTACGTCCAGCACAGTGACGCTGGACACTCAAAGCGGACAAACTACGGTTGCGGCGAACAACAAACGGACATTCTCGGTCGTCAATCAGACGGCGTATCGCTATTACAGGCTGAATATCAGCGCAGTGTCCGGCCAGCTTCACGGTTTTGCAGAGGCCGAATTCAGAACCTAGCGGACAAATTCGCGGTTCATGGAGTAGATATTCCAGCGCATCGTGAAGCCAAGCCGCTCAAGGTGCGGTTTTGCAAGACGGGCCGATGCCTGACGGCCGTCAAATACGATCATGCATTCCGGCGCCAAGGCTACTCGGAGAATGTCGCAAGTCACGTCGCATCCATAGGTGAAATGTCCAGGTCCGTCGATATGAACGAAGTCATACGGGCCGTCCGGAATGTGAGTGAAGAACGCAGCCTTCGGTCCATATTCATCGGTCACGCTCACGTCAGAATGCAGCATCGTCACAACGCCCGACAAGTGGGGCGGTAAATCGCGGACATGACAGGCGAGCCATTCGGGACTTTCCTCGATCGCGGTCAGCGTTGCGCCGGGCTGCAGGGCGGACGCAATGACGGCGGTACTGGTGCCAGGCCCTAATTCCAGAACCCTTTGCGGGAATCGTTTTCTGACCGCCTCGTAAAGAGCGACCGAATCCGCTGCGTCCACGGCGGCCGATTTGCTGTTGCTGTATTCGACGAGAACACGCCGCAACTCTCCGTATTTAGAGAGTTTTCTTGACGCCAGAACTCCGGTAATGCGTCGAGTCAAAACGACTGCGCGCGAATAAAGTCCCATGTGTCCCCTTTCTACAGGTCGACCTTACCCCGCCTCCGACCCGGTCACAACCTCTAAACCCTCTCGTTGACAGTAAACGCAATCCCTGATAGTGTACCCTGAATTAGCCTTATTGTGGGGGATTCTCGTGGAAAAAGCCGTGAATTACGTCAAGGACGGGTTTCTGTGGCTGGTCGAGTGGACTGCCGCCAATCCGACCGCGGCAGTCGGCCTCGCCATTGGCGCGGTCGTGCTCGCCCTCGTGGTGTTTTAGCCGTGAGCGGCTTGTCTGTCGAAATTCGGAATCATCGCATCTTCGTAAACGGTGCGCAGGTTCCTTATCGACAGACGCCGAACGGCGGCAAGTCGCTCGATCCGTCCGGCATCATTTTGCATGATACGGCCGGCGACCTTCCCGGCACCGGCTCCGTCTCGTGGCTGTGCAATCCCGACTCGAAAGCCTCCGCGCACGTCGTCATCGGTTACGACGGCAAGATCACGCAACTGCAGGCGCTCAATCGCCAGTGCTGGCACGCGGGCGCGTCGCAGTATCGCGGCCGGTCGAATTGTAATGCCTTCACGATCGGGATCGAGATTGCGAACCCCGGCGCCATGTCAAAGCAGGGCACCGGCTACAGCAACAATCCCGACCCGAAAAAGGGCGTGAAGGTTTCAAGCAGCATGCCTGTCCGCAAGGCGTCGTCACCGAACCACGGCCCCGCCTATTGGCTCGAATATTCCGACGCGCAAGTCGAAGCCGTCACGGAATTGTGCCGCGCGATTACCGCGGAATACGGCACCACGTTCATTACGACCCATTGGGACATTTGCTTGCCGAAGGGTCGCAAGGTCGACACGAACCCGCTTTTTCCGCTCGACCAGGTTCGCCGCTCGGTGTTCGGCGGCAAGCCCGCCAAGGTCGCGGAAATTTCCGACGAGAGCGGCGAGAGTGACGACTCCGACATGGAAATGTCGTCGCAGTCGCGACCCGGTTTCATTCGCCGATGGTGGGGCAAGCTGACGGGCGGCACGGTGCTCGGCGGCAGCGCGTTCGGCGGACTCGCCGCGCTCACCGACTGGCAAATCGCCCTTATCGTTTTCGGCTTCCTGCTCGTGCTGCTCGGCGTCGCGCTGTGGCTCCTGTTCTATCTATTCGACGCGCCCGAATTGAAAGCCTGGATCAAGCGGAAGGTCGGTTGATGCAAACCCTCGTGTTCCTGGTTCCGGCTTTCTTTTTGCTCGCGCTCTTGCACACCGTCTGCCTCAACAGCGAAGGGCGGCAATAATGTTCGGCTCGTGGACATTTTGGGCGCTTTGGCAACTCGTCACCGGAGCCTGGTCGGTCGCGTTCATGATCGGTTGCGGTGCCGCGGCCGTCGCCGTGCTCATGCCGCCGATACTCGCCCGCCTCGTTCCCGACCTGCGCAAATGGGCGATTGTCGTCGCCGTCTGCGCGTTCTCTTACACCTCCGTTGCAGGGAAATTCTACCATGACGGACTCACGGTCAAGCAAGCCGAATGGGACGCCGCGCTCGGGCGCGAAGCCGACAAGGGTGAAGCTGCTCGCGAAAGCGCTGTCGATACTGTTCGCCGCCAGCCTCCTGACAGCGTGCGGAACGACCCGCGCAACCGTGACAACTGGCGGAAATAACAAGCAAGCCGAGAAAAAGGCCCGCTGCGCCGGCTGGCGTGCGCTCGACTTTTCCGGAAAGGACGACACCGAGGAAACCGTCGAGGGCGTCCGCATTCACAATCAAACCGGCGTCAATAAAGGATGCTGGCAAGCCGTACCGCATCCGCCGCAACGTCCCTCAGTCCGACTCTAGGAGCGTGCCATGCTGAAAGCATTCGCCGCCGCACTCTTGACGCTGGTTTCGTCGGCCGCCCTTGCGTCCGACAAAGACACGACCGCGCTGCGCAAGATGATCGAGGCGAGACTTCCGGACCTCAACGCGTTCGTGCGAGTGGCGACCGGATACAAAGCAATGCATTTGCCGAAATTGGTCATCAAGGACCGCGTTTCGCTTTACCGGATTGTCTACGGGGAACATTACACCGACCAGGACAAGGCTTGCGACATACCGGACGCGCCTTGCGTGAAAGCCGCCGCGATGCAGGGTGTAATTTTCATCGGCGACGACTTCGTGAAAGACCGGGACGATTACATTCTCGTCCATGAACTGACCCACTTTCAGCAATATGAGTCCGGCCGGGAATTTGAATGCCTGTACGCGAGAGAGCCGGAGGCATACGAAACCGCCGACAAATTTATCCAGTTGACCGGCCGCGGTCGGAAGTCGGACGCGTTCACGGTGGCCCTTCTTTCCTCGTGCCATGGTGGACAGTAAACGGTGCTCGCGATCCTCTCCGACCCCGCCGTCGCGGCGGCTGTAGCAGGTTCGGCCGGCAGCATCGGCGGCGCCGTAGCTGGCGCATTCGCCGCGCGCTGGAAAGCGGCGCCGAGCGTCCAGTCGGTCACAAACGAAGCCGTAGCCGGAATTGTGCGCCACTACACGCAAGCCCTCGCCGAGCAGACGCGCGAAGTGCATGCGATGCGCGACGAATTGCGTGAAATGCGCGACACGGTCGAGGCGCAAAGCCGCGAGATTGCGGAACTGAATAACCACATTCGCGACCTCTCCGATGCTCTTGAGCAACACGGCGTTGCACCTCCGCCCCGCCGTCGACGAGCCGACTCACCTGTAGGAGCGTAATGCGCAAATCCGGTCAACGCCTCACCGACGAGGAATGCGCGGAAGCCGTGCGGCTGAAAAAAGAGCACGGCACAAACCTCGCAGCGGCGAATGCTCTCGGCATCACTCGCCCGTCATTCGAACACCGCCTGAATACAGCGGCACAACGCGGGATGATGCTTGACCAGGCTCCGGCCATGCCGGGGTTTCGCGTTTCGCAGGTGACCACCGCGCCGGACGGCAAACAAACGATTCAACAGCGACCGGAACTTTCCGATCCCCGACCGTTACCGAAAGGGCATTTACTCAAAGGCGTTTCCCGTCTGCAAACCGGCAACGGCGAAATTCTGCTCGAATGGGTCAAGACGGATCGCGACCGTGAACAGCAATCTACAGCAATGCGCGCAGTGGTCGATGCGCTAAAAGAGGAAATCCCCCGGATCGAGCCGACGCCGATTCTATGTCCCTGCAATGACGACCTGCTCAATCAATATACAATTACCGACTTGCATTTCGGAATGCTGGCATGGCACGAGGAATCCGGCGCCGATTACGACTTAAAGATCGCCGAGCAGCTTCTTTTAAACTGGTTCGCTGCGGCGATCGCAATGTCGCCGAACGCGCTCGTAGCCATCCTCGCACAACTCGGCGACTTGCTACACCATGACGCACACGTAAGCGTCACGCCGACGCACGCGCATGTTTTGGACGCCGACAGTCGCTTGCAAAAAATGATTCGCGTGGTCATTCGCACCATGCGCCGCGTCGTCGTCATGCTGCTCGAAAAGCATCAACACGTGCACATCATTATGGCCGACGCCAATCATGACCCTGCCGGTGGCGCATGGCTGCGTGAAATGTTCGCCGCGTTCTTTGAAAATGAACCGCGCGTGACTGTCGATAGCAGCGCGAGCACATTTTATGCATATGAATTCGGCAACACCTCGTTGTTTTATCATCACGGACACAAACGAAAAATAAATTCGGTCGATAGCGTATTTGTCGGCAAATTCCGTGAGATTTTCGGCCGCACGAAACACAGCTATGCCCATCTAGGGCACCTGCATTCCGACGAATTAAAATCCGCTCCGTCCACAATGAAGGTCGAGCGGCATGAGACGCTGGCCGCACCGGATGCGTTTGCGGCTAATGGCGGATGGCTGTCGGGCCGATCTGCGAAAGTCATCACCTATTCAAAGCGGTTCGGTGAAGTCGGCCGCGTAATCCTCACCCCTGAAATGGTCACACCCTGACCGGGAGCACCCCCGAATGTCCCCCGCTTATTGCGAATCCCCGCCGCTTGTGCTCGGCGTTCCTGCTTACGACCCGCGTCAACCTCGCACGATCATCGCTTTTTCCGGCCTCGCAGGATCCGGAAAGAGCACGGCCGCCCTGCACCTGGTCGAGCGTCACGGGTTTGAACGCGTGCGCTTCGCCGGGCCGCTCAAAAACATGATGCGCGCCCTCGGGCTGACCGAGGCCGAAATTGAAGGCGACCGCAAGGAACTGCCCTGCGACCTGCTCGGCGGCAAGACGCCGCGCTACGCAATGCAGACGATCGGCACCGAATGGGGTCGAGACATAATCGCCCGCGACCTGTGGATTCGTGCGTGGCAAGCCGCTGTCGCTAAAATACCGCCTGCCGTGCCCGTGGTCGTTGACGACTGCCGTTTTCCGAATGAAGCCTTCGCCGTACTCGACACGGGCGGCATCATTGTCCGAATCACTCGCCCCGGCGCCGGGGCTGGCGCGGCCGGTCATTCATCGGAATCGCAGCAATTTCCGTTCGCTCTTTCTATCGACAACGACAGCACGCCGGACAAACTATTCGAGCACGTAGACCAACTCGTCCGCACCGTCTCGTGGGCTGTCGCCGCTCGATCCGATTCCAAACCGCAGCGCTAGGGCCGTCGTTACCAGGTCGACGCGCTCGGCGGCTTCCCTCGCCCGTCGTGATTCTCTCGTAAGCACGAGCACCGCGCGGGCAGTCGCATCGTTGTCTATCGGCATGTGACACCTCGTTTCGTTGTGGCGTCATTCTGCGATAGGTATATTTCCCTGTCAAGGAATTATTGCCTAGAAAGGCCGCGGGCATTCGCGCCCGCTGCGCCCCTGTCGTTATTCTATACCGTGCCGCTTTGCGAGCGCATCAATTTGCACCCGAACCCGATCAACATTAACGCTTAAAGTGCCCATTTCACTTTTGAGGACCATAAGAGCGCGCCCGGTTGCTTCCTCTCCCGTGTCGCTCTGCTCGCCGGTTTCGTTATCCGAATGTTTGTTGAGCAT